CTTCCATGCCTAAAGATAGAGCAGCAAGTTCTTCTATTCGTTGTCCCATATCCCCCCCCCCGATCCCACTATTCTCACACAAAGCGCATGATTATGCAAGCATTATTCACTCGTCCCAATCGGGAAGGTCTACCGTCTGGTTTGCAAGTTTGTGAAACGAATCTCCCAAAAACTGTATTTTTCCGTCTGTGATGAAACTGTGGCACTTACGCTCCGTTCTCCATTCCTTGAATTCCTCTAACGCGTTAGGATTCGCAGGATATGTGACCAGAATCGACGGCGTGAACGTAGGAGCATCTAAACTTCCGTTCCACCCCCAACAAGGGTGATCGCCAGACACTCGTACCATGTGTCCTCCCTCGCAGCCTGGACATTCAAAAGCGTAGTGGTTAGCGTCCATCTGATGTATCTTTGCGCCCATTATCACTTATCTCCTTTTTTATTGTAGCGATTCATTGAACGCTCCTGTGCTTGACCTCGTTGCACGAGTATGTCTGAGTAAGCTCCACAACTTCTCAGCCTAGAATTTTCCGCCGCGCAAGCCTGAATCGCTTGCTTCTCTAGATCAAGTGCAGCCTTAAATTCTGCCCCGCCGCACTTAAAAAGCGCCCTCGATTGCGCAAAATTAAACATAATATCGGCATCACTTCTTGAAATTTGCAAATAATCCGTTCCTACGGACGGCACCGGAGCATTTCCAAGACAAGTTATTCCGATATTGCTTCCAACGGGCGCTCCTATGAAGTCTATCCCTCCTGTTACGATTACGGGTCCGAATCCTGTTGGGTTGGAATCGAATTCAGGATCGTACCTGTCAGTATCGGCTATCGAGTCGCAGCTTACCGCTTCTCCATTTACTCTTCCCAACTCGATCCATGGAGTTTTAAGCATCAACTGTAGGCCATCCATGTATCGTTTCTGTGCGTATGCAGCCCTCTCTCTGTCTGTTGCTTCGCTCTCCCTTCCTAGCAAATCAGCCAACGCGCCGAATTCAAGCACATACGCGAAGTCGTCAGGGATGCCTAGCAGAGTCGCTGTAGGCGGATTAAATGGCGCTCCTGATTGCAGGACGATGGCTTCATACGTCCCCGGTTGGGATGGAGGAATGTCCACCTGAAAAGATAATGGAGGCTCTGAGGATAAAGAAAATGTTTGTGGTGTTCCTGAGTTCTGCTGGTATAGAGGAGCCTCATACCACTCATTAGCTACGGAATCGTCACGGTAGAGGGTGTTAGGAATAGTAAACGTAAGCGTCCCAGACACCGCTCCAGACGTAGGCAACGAGATATTGATTGTCCCTACTCCTATTCCGGTAACGGTCGTTCCTGTGGCAATTCCCGTTCCGTAAATAAGCTGTCCATTCGCTATTCCATAAGTGTTGCTGACATTTATTGTCTGCACTCCAGCTAACGCCGTTCCTGTCGGAGAGGCCAAGGCGGGGAGATAACGAACACGTTCAACGTCAATAACGGAGTCTGTGAGTTCCGTTCTAATGGTATTTGGAGTCAACGCTATGTTAGTCATTAGACTTTGGTTAGAATTTGTAATTTGCAGTAATTCATCTCTTCTTCTTTGCAACGCTTGGCTTAAATCTGAGATCGAGAACTGGCTAGTTCCTGTCCACGTGCCGGTAGTGTTGCTTGGTTCTAATAATAGATACTCAAGTTCGGCATAAATATCATTGTCCGTTAAAGTCCTGAGACGTGGCGACCCCGCCAAAGTTCCGAGGGAATTCCATAGGTTTACAGGATCGTTGTAGTTAAAGTCTGTGCGCCACTGCCACGTAAGACTATTAAACATCCGCAAAGAAGTTTTTAGATAAACTTGAAGTTCCGCTTGAGTCCAGAATTGATTCGTGGGGTCAGCAAGACGCTGCGACAACTGCGTTATCGCTTGTCCCAAAGTAATCCATGAATAGTTTCCTGCCATAACGTCATTCTACTCTTTCTTTGCTGCTAGCTTCTTCCGCGAGAACATTTTCTTTCCTGTTTTCCTAACTCCTTTAGCCGCTCCAGCAACCCTCTTGCGGCCTGTGCTTTCCTGTGTGCAACTGTCAGTTTCGCTCATTGCTTTCCTGCAACTCTCTTTTTGGGATACGCTTTACTGGAAGTTGGTTTCCTCCTGATCCCAGTGTCTTGAGTAGGTTTCTTTACCACTTTCTTCTTTTCCGCCTCTTTTCGGAAACTCTCGTTAGCCTTGCGAACCATTTCATCATGCCATGAGGTATCGAGCTTATTTTCCTTTAGAGGATTAACTTTGTTGTATGCTTTCCTAGCCAAACCGACGATTGGCTCAGCCGCTCCGTAGTCCTGTGGCATATTATCCCCTCTTCCCCGATACTCGCTTATGTGAAGATTTCTTGCTTTTCTTGCGTGGTCCTATGCGGCCTTCGGCGCGAAGATATGAAAGCTGGATCGCCTTGGCTTGCTTGGGATTCTTGACGATCTTGCGCTTTCTACCCTTCACCTTTTTCCCGCTGTGAAGTTTCCCGGCTCGAAACTCTTTCATCACAACACTTGCTGGCATAGAATCCTCCCTAAACACAAAAGGAGAGACAGGCTCTCGCCTCCCTCCCCCGATATACTTACCATACCACAAATTTCTTTGCCAAACAAAATTAAACGCCGCAGCCGACGGGGTGCGTGGAGGGAAGCCACTCGTTATGTGTGGGTGTTGAGCAGAGCCTGGTACTGAGCCAAAAGATCAACCATGTTGTGACCGCCCTGCGCGTAGCTGTTGCCTGGGAAGCTGGCCCAGATCGGAGAACAAGCCTCAATTGCGCCTTGAATGTTCCCAGCTATCACTAGATTCCTCGCGCCGCGCTCGCCCATCTGCTTGAGCGCCACAGCATCTTGGCTGTTAGGAGAAAAGTCAGGCAAGCGAAGTTGTGTCTTGTACGCCTCGAAATATCGGGCAAGAACTTGATAGCGTCCAGCCGCCGTGGAGATGAGCAAAGGAACGCGCCGCACAGTTACAGCGCCGCCGTGCGCGAACGGATGGTCTGAGTAGTCAGTAAACACCTGCTGCCCGTTCACGCCGGTCACGATCACATCGTAGCCGTTATTTTTTGTGATAGGGCTTGTGCTGGTTCCCTCGCTCCATGCGATAAGCGAAAGAAACGCGGTAAGTTTAGGGTCTGCCATCATCCCTCCAAAAATCCCCGGCTCCCTCGCTCGAAGAAGCCGGGTTCCCCAGTGCTGCAAAATCAGTGTACTCCCATCAGGTCTGGATAGGAGCTATCTTTTCAGGTTCCACCTTCGTGCCGTCATCGTGGAATTCTTTATTGTCATCCACGTGATAATAGAACTTCTCTCCTGTGGCTGGATTCCATCCCTCTCCCCATATGGGCTTACCGCATACCTTGCATTCCATAGAATCCTCCAATCAGGTCAGGATGGGCGGTATAAAGCCCAGATATGCTTTGCGTAGAAGCTGCTCCACTGCCCGGATTACCACCTCGAAAATCTTTTCCAGCTCCTTGGGAGCCTCTACAGGCCCGAGCGGGGTCCAATCCCATAGGCGAAGGTCCAGCAATGCGCTCAGCCCGGCAAGCCAGCGCCCCACAGGTGCCCACAGCGCATTGAATGACTCACTTGCTGCCGGAAGCATGATGAACAGGCCAGCCGCGATCAGGAAGGCCGCGAAGAGCCATCCGAGCAGGTCTGGCGAGTTGAGGAGTCCGTGAGTCACCGTGACTTGCGAAGCGGTCGGCTGTAGGCTAGTTAGAGCGTAGTCGATCATTGGAATCTCCTAAAGATCAAGCGGAACACGAAGCCAGAGTTCAATCGACTCCCATCTGTTAGTGATGTGTCCTGCTATCTTTAGCATCAAGTCTGGTTCGCGGATTTCAGGGCAGTATGCAGCGGTTAGTTTCCCGGCCCCTGCTGCCCATCCCAACTCTGCGTGTGCGCTTTGACCGCACGGGTTGACAAGAATACAAGCGTCGGCGCGGAGAAGAGCGTCCATGTCACGCTTGAATCCCTCGATGGCTCTTGGATGCTCAAGTCCACGGAGATAGCGCGGTACATCGGAAGGCCAATTCTGCCAGTCGGGATCTACTTCAGACCAATGGAAGCCGCCATCCGCGCCTTCGGTTTCCCCCCATCCCGTTCCCGGCCCACGAAAGTCATAGACCTCATGCCCGAGAGCGCGGAGTTTCTGAACTGCTTCTGGCTGATATTTGCATCGCCAACTGCTTGCAACGTAAATATTCATGCACACTCCTTATGCTGAGCCGGTGCCGCTGGAGCCGTGTAGGGGATGTTGTGTAGTAGTGGGGTCATTGGAAGCACCATTTTTCAAGTTTGCATTTAGAAAGGAATTCGATGAACCCAGGGTCGGTTTTGCGGTATACCT